CGCACCGGTTCTTGAAGGTTAGTAGGGATTACCTACCCAGCAATGAAGCTGGCTTCGATCGGCTAAGCGCTTACAGCAACTTAGCCCACCCCAGGTGATATACCTGTTGGCCTGGTACCAACCAGTCCCTGGTATGTTCATCAACGACCGTGGTCAAACCACGAAACAGGCGGATCCATCCGTCTGCGGTCGTGCCGCTGTTATCAGCGAGCGGACGCGTAAGCACAGTTCTCCCTTCCCAATATTGCAAATCAGGGTTAAATCTGATTGCACGATTGTGACGGATATTGTGCGAAAGGGCAGCAGTTGCTCCCTCCCGTGTACGCGGCCAACCCCTACTCCAGAACGCCCCTCCGGTTAAGCCGAAGGGCACGCCGAATCCTAAGTAGGACTCGACGAGACATTCACAGTAGGTAGCAAGGTTGGCGAGACCCAAACCACGAGCTCTGTTAGAGAACTCGATTATGGCGTAGGCCTCCGACATACTGGTGATCCTAGACACCGGTAAGCGTGCGATATCCAACCGCACGCCGACCAAGCATCTAGGCCGCAGGACTCTCTGTAGAGCCCTTCGATGAAGCACTTGGAGCGATTTGGCCTAAGGCCGCATTGCTCTAGTATACTCATCACACAATCGGCCGCCTCACGGCGGACAATAATGTCATCACCAAACACGAATACCTCCGACAAGTTAAGTTGCAACCACTTAGTGGCAGCAAGGTACTTGTTGATGGCGCGCGTGTTAACACCCCTGTTTACGAGGGCCGCAGCGGTAGCAAGCGACCAGAAGACGAGAGACTCCACGGGAAAACACATGGCCGACCCCATAGGGGCGAACATGTGACACCAATGGCTCTTTCCGTCAACTTTTACGTATTGTGCCCGGGAACAACGCAAGTAGTCCCAGTCCCTCTTCGAAAAGAGAAACCGAACTAAACCTACGCTCACCAGATCACTAGCGTCTTTCAGGTCTAGTGTTGCAAACTCTCTCGTCCGTGAGGACTCGAGAGCTAACGCAGCATTTTGACTTTGGTTGTCGAATAGTATCGACGCGTCACTAACATCGCTTATAAGGCGACGATTGTGGCGTAAGACGCTACAGGTCTCGATAGCTCGTTCCAGTACTGAGCGCTGTCCCTGTTGTATCCACATAAGCCCTGTGGGCTGTGTGCAGATAACGCGAGGGCCGCGCTTGTCCTTAGGAACTATCGCTAGCTTCGCCGTCGAAGGCGCATAGCTAGCCGCAGAGGGTATAAACCACTGCGGGGTTGGAACAAAGAACTCAGAGATCGAGTACAGCCTGTCCGTGTTACGGCAGGTTTCCCCGAATAATTTGAGCCATTTGCTTCTTCCTCGCTTACTGTCAGAGACAGCACCGGAACCATGGGCTGGTTGGATTTTAAGCCAATCAATACCCTTGGTAACGGTATGTACGAGGAGGCGAGCCAATTTCAGGGCTTCGCCGACGTCGTCGTCAACTCGACTTTTAAGGTCGAATCGACGGAGCGACAACTCACGACAAGCAAGATTCCGATTAAGAAACCCAGATGTAGCAAGTTCAACTTGTTCTTTTGTGTTTTCATAGGACTTAACCTTGTACGTGAACAGACATATCTGTCTCATAGCTTGCAAGCAACCGGCATTGCCGGACTGCAGGAAACCACAAAACAGAGGAACTAATGGAATAGGAACAGATATTGCATGCAACATCCGTCCCGTATCGGCAGAGAAGAGTAGCGTAAACACTTGGTGTGTAGACGTTTCCTCCATCCCGACCTCTCGAATCAGAGTGGGTAGGCCGCGAGGCCCAATCCATTCGATTGCCACTAGCAGGTCCTTCCAGAATGCCTCATAATGAGGAACCCCGGAAATAGTCAGTCGCGGCATGGAGCCGTGAATGCTAACTATGTCCATATGCAGACGATCTAACATTGTTTGTATATTCATAACAACGGGGAACACTGAGTGTTGACTATCTGATGCTAGTAAGAGGGCTATAAACCCCCTACAAGATCGTGATCACTCACGACACTAGCGGTTTAGCAAGGGCAGAAGCCCAGGCTGATTGGGTGCTTAGGCGATTTCACCATTCACGATCGCATCGGTATTAGCCG